CGTCACGCGGAGGTTCTATGTCGCATAAAGACGCAGCGGAATTTGTCGGGGTTTTACTGCACAGCAGCACGGCCACACATTTTCTGCACCTGCAGACGGCTTCTTACGCCGCGCACAAAGCCCTCGGCCACTACTACGAAAACATTGTAGGGCTGGCTGACAAGTACGCCGAGGCGTATCAGGGCCACCACGGCATCATCCCGCTGGACGACTACCCCGAGGGGTTCAAGGTACAAAAGGACGCGGCCGCCTACGCCGAGAGTTTGCTGACGTTCGTCAAGGGCATCCGAGGCGACCTGCCCAAAGACACTGACTTGCAGAACATCGTGGACGAGATCGTGGGCGAAATCGCCAGCCTCGTTTACAAGTTGGATAGGTTCAAGTAAATGGCCGCCGACCGCAGCCGCCTTGCCGCTGCCCTCGCCTACAAACAAGCCGAGGAAGAACGCCGCCGACGTATGCTGGAGTCGATCCCGACGCCGGCTGGCACAACCCCCGCCCAACCTGCCCCGCAAGCAGACTTCCGCACCAACCTAGAAAACCTGTCCATTGGCGTAGGTGAAGGGCTGACCAACCAGTTAGAAGGCATCAAGGGCATCGTCACCGACCCCGTAGGCACGGCCAAGGGCGTCTACGAGGCCGGCAAAGCCGTTGTGCGTGACCCTGCCATTATCGCCAGCGCGTTACGCCAGATGGGCCAGAAAGCGATGAGCGGCCCGTTAGGCGCAGGCGAGGTCATTGGCGAGATGCTCGGCCCTCGCAAAACCGGCCCTGTCATGGCGGAACTGGACGTATACCACGGCACCCCGCATCGTTTCCCTGCCACAGAGGCAAACCCGCTCGGTGAGTTTGACGCCAGCAAGATCGGCACGGGCGAAGGCGCACAAGCGTTTGGTCACGGCATTTACTTGGCGGAAAAGCCAACCGTGGCGCAAGACTATCAATTCATGTTGAGCAAGATTGATCCAAATACGACGACGTACCAAGGCAAGCCTGTGGAAAAATGGTACGAAATGGCGCAAACCGAGCAAGATCGCGCCCACCGATTGCGAGATCAGAAAGCCATTGACCGCGCCAACGCAAAACTTGCGTTTTGGGAAAATGTGATGACCCGTCGCCATCCCGAGGATGCAAAGCGGGTTGCAAACGATCCTGACGACGGTTGGCCGACGCTTGCAAATTACGCAAACTCGTTGGACATGAGCAAATTTGGCGGCATTGGCGAGGCTGGCTCCCTTTACAAAGCCGACCTACCCGACGAAATGATTGACCGTATGCTGGATTGGGATAAGCCGTTGAGCGAGCAGCCAGCGGCGGTGCGCGAAGCATTGCTAAAAAATCCGGTTGTTGCGGAAGAAGTTAAGCGGTTGAACGCACAACGAGAAGCGTTAAACGCGCAAAACCCAAAAAGGTTATCCCACCCGGTAATTGGCAAATTGGCGCAAAAAGAAACCACTACCGAGTCATTAAAAGGCCAAGCGTTGTACGAATTGCTGGCAAGGGGCAATACTCAAGCCGAAACGTCGGCCTACTTGAAATCACTAGGCATTCCCGGCATCAAGTACCTAGACGCAGGGAGCCGAGGCCAAGGCGGCACCGGCACACGCAACTTCGTCGTATTCCCCGGCGAGGAGAAGAAAGTACGCATATTGGAGCGAAAGTGATGCACCACAATACGCCCGACACCTCTGCACTCGTGTACGTGTCGGCTTTCTAATGCAACTCTTTAACTATTGTTTCATTAGTGTATAAATAAGCCATGCCAAGACCCAAAGGATCGCCCAACAAGGCAACCGCAGAGGCCAGAGAGGCAATAGCCCGTCTCGTAGACGGCAATGCTCACCGCCTCAACATCTGGCTGGACGAAATCTACGAGACGAAAGGCGCAGAGGCCGCATGGAAGTGCATGATGGATGTGGTCGAATATCACGTCCCCAAACTTGCACGCATTGAGACCACCGGCAAGGACGGAGGCCCACAGGAGTGGGTCATACGGTGGGGCGAGCCGAAGTGAGGGAAGTGCTGCTGCCGTATAACCCGCGGCACGCCTTCATGCCTTTCCACAACCGTCGCCAACGCTGGGCCTGCCTAGTCGCCCATCGTCGCGCAGGTAAAACAGTCGCAGCCGTGAACGACATGATCCGCGCTGCTGCGATGTACCAAGGGCCTTACGGGCTGTTCGGATACGTCAGTCCGTACAGGTCGCAGGCCAAGGCAATTGCTTGGCAGTATTTTAAGGACGGCGCACATCCTATAACTCAATCGGTCAACGAGCAGGAACTGACCATAACCCTTATCAACGGCAGCCAGATACGGCTGTACGGGGCCGAAACCGCAGACAATATGCGCGGACTGGGGTTCTCGGGCGTATACATGGACGAATTCGGTGACTTTAAGCCCAGTGTATTCGGCAACGTCATACGCCCGGCGCTGTCAGACAAGCAAGGTTGGGCTGTATTTGGCGGTACACCGAAGGGCAAGAACCAGTTTTGGGAGATTTACGAGACAGCAAAGCGCCTGCCGGACGAATGGTTCCTGTTGCGCCTCCCCGCTTCATCGTCGGGGTTGTTGCCCGCTGGCGAATTAGCCGCAGCACGGGCGCAGTTGGCCGAGGATCAGTACCTACAGGAGTACGAGTGCAGTTTCGAGGCGGCCATCCAAGGCGCGTACTTTGGCAAGGAGATGCGTGAGGCGCAGGATCAAGGGCGCATCTGCCACGTCCCGCACGAACCCGGGCTGCCCGTGTTTACGGCATGGGACTTGGGTTACCGCGACGACACGGCTGTTTGGTTCTACCAACTCGGGCGTGGGGAAATCCGCGTCATAGACTTCTTTGCCGTGTCTGGCGCAGACATATACGACATTGCCAGCCACATCACCGCTAAACCCTACAAATACGGTAAGCACTATCTGCCGCACGACGCCCGGGCCAAGAGCCTGCAGACGGGCAAAAGCATCGTGGAGCAGTTGGCCGCCCATCTGGACATCGCCAAACTGGCCGTGGTGCCCGACATCGGCGTACAAAGTGGCATCCAAGCGGTTCGGTTGATCTTGCCGCAAGTGTGGTTTGACGCAGAACGCTGCCGCGAGGGCATTGAGGCGCTGCGCCAGTACCAGCGCGAGTTCGATGAGGATAAGAAGGCATACCGCCAATCCCCGCGCCACGATTGGACATCACACCCCAGTGACGCGTTCCGTATGCTTGCGGTATCATACGCCGAGCAGGCTGACAAGACCCCGACTTTGGAGCCGAAGCCGCTTATAGTCGGGCCGGGCAATACAGTGACGCTCAACGATATGTGGGCAGTGCATGACCGCAGCGTGAGCAGGAGGGCAAGGATATGACAGCGATTAGTCCAGTGCGCAACAACTACGTTGCAGTGGCCGCAACCTCTACGACGACGTTTGCTGCTGCGGGCGCATACATCCACAGCGTCGTAGTTAACGTCGCCAGCAACACCGAAGCGACTGTTGTAGTGAGTGACAACGGTACCGAACTGGTACGCATCCCCGCTACGCAGGCTGCTGGCGTGTATGTGATTCCGCTTGAGGTGGCGAGCAAGGGCGCAATCACCGCGACCTGCTCGGGTAACTCTAACTGCCGCGTCGTCGGCCTGTTCAGCACTTACACATGAGCAAGCCCGGTTTATATGCTGCAATTCTCGCCAAGCAAGAGCGCATCAAGGCTGGCTCTGGTGAGCGTATGCGTAAACCGGGTGAGGCTGGTGCGCCAACTGCAAAGGCGTTCCGCGAATCAGCCAAAACGGCCAAGAAGGAAAACAAATGAGCGCAGCGTGGCAGCGTAGTGAGGGCAAGAACCCAAAGGGTGGCCTAAACGCCGCTGGCCGCGCCTCGTACAAAGCCGAGACGGGCGGCACGTTGAAGCCTCCTGTAAAAGCAGGCGACAACCCGCGCCGCGCTAGTTTCCTCGCCCGCATGGGCAATATGACTGGCCCGATGAAGAAAGACGGCGAACCCACGCGCCTTGCACTCGCCTTAAAGGCTTGGGGTGCAGGCAGCAAGGCAGAGGCCAAGAGCAAGGCCGCCGCCATCAGCAAGCGAAACAAGGGGAAAGACTGATGGACGCAATGGTGCAACCGAAACTTGACCGTTACCTGCGCATCATCGGGCAGTACGACAGCGAGTTTGCGAAGTGGGCGGCGCGTACTAAAAAGATTATTAAGCGGTACCGCGACGACACCCGTGGGCAGACGCTGACGGAAAGCGCCAAGTTCAACATCCTGTGGTCAAACGTGCAGACGCTCAAGCCTGCCGTGTACGCCAAACTGCCGAAAGCCGACATCAGCCGCCGCTTTGGTGACAACGATCCCGTGGGCCGCGTAGCCTCGCAGTTGATTGAACGCGCCATCGACTTTGAAATTGAGCATTACCCCGACTACCGCGCAACGATGAACCATTGCGTTGAGGATCGGTTCCTCGGCGGTCGTGGTACGGCATGGCTGCGATACGAGCCGCATACCGCCCCCATCGGGCTTGAGGATGATGGCGTCAGCATCACGCCGAACATCGAGCAGGGCGAGGGCGCCCCGCCTCCAATGGAGAAAATCGAATACGAGTGCGCCCCGGTGGATTACGTCCACTGGCGCGATTTTGGGCACAGCACGGCCCGAACTTGGGAAGAAGTCTCTTGCGTATGGCGCTGGGTGTACATGACCCGTGAGGCGCTCGCAGAACGTTTTGGCGATGAAGTCGCACGCAAGATACCGCTTGACCAAGGCCCAGAGCCGCTCAACGCGTACAACGAGAATAAGCGCCTATACAACCGCGCCAAGATTTGCGAGTTGTGGGACAAGGAAACCGAAAAGGTCTATTGGTTCAGCAAAGGGATGCCCGAGATCATCGACGAACGCGATGACCCGCTCGGCGTTGAAGGCTTTTTCCCGTGCCCCAAACCGCTGTACGCGACGACGACAAGCGACACGCTGGTGCCCGTCGCAGACTTTGTGCTGTACCAAGATCAGGCGATGGAGTTGGATATTCTGTCTGACCGCATTGACGGCCTTGTGAAGTCGCTGCGTGTGCGCGGCGTGTACGACGCCAGCCAACCGGCACTGCAACGCCTGATGACCGAGGGTGACAACAATGCTCTTATTCCAGTCGATAAGTGGATGGCTTTTAGCGAGAAGGGCGGCCTTAAAGGCAGCATTGACCTTCTCCCGCTCGACACGCTCGCCAACGCCCTCCTCAACTGCTACCGCGCCCGAGAGGACATCAAGAGCCAAATCTACGAAATCACGGGCATCAGCGACATCATCCGAGGCGCGTCTTACGCCAGCGAAACCGCGACCGCGCAGCAAATTAAAGGACAGTACGCCGGGCTGAGGCTGCGGTCGATGCAGGAGGATGTGGCCCTCTTTGCGTCAGAGTTGATCCGGTTGAAGGCGCAGGTGATGTGTACCAAGTACCAGCCCGAAACCATCCTCGCCTACGCTGCGGCCCAGCAGATGACGCCGGCCGACCAGCAGTTGATCCCGCAGGCACTGGAATTGCTCCGCGATAAGCCGCTGCGCAACTTTCGCGTGGACATCGCCGCTGACAGCCTTGTGATGTTGGACGAAAACCAGAACAAGCAAGACCGTATGCAGTTCCTGCAGGCGTTTGGCGGGTTCCTCGCCCAAGCGTTGCCGGTGGGTCAGGCCAGCCCGCAGATGGTGCCCATGATGATGGAATTGCTGCGCTTTGGGATGCAGGCGTTCAAGGCTGCACGCCCAATTGAGGGCCAGATTGACGCCACGCTGCAGCAACTCCAGCAGGCCGCTCAACAGCAGCAGCCGAACGAAGAAGCGCAAGGCAAGCAGGCCGAACTGCAGCAAAAGGGGCAGGTTGAGCAGAGCCGTATGCAAATGGAGTCAGCACTACAGCAGGCCAAACTCCAGCAGCAGATGCAGATGGAACAACTCAAGAACCAGACGAAACTGCAAATGGAGCAGCAAAAGCAGCAGTTTGAGGCGCAATTGGAGGCCATGCGCCTGCAGAGCGATCAAGCCGCCGCCAAGTACAAGGCCGACATGGACGCCCAGACGCGGTTGATCATTGCGCAGATGAACAAGGCTGCTCCGCCCCCGCTAAACCAATGAAGCGAACCTACGTTTTAGTTGACGGCGAATTTGTGGAGCGCAAGCGCGACTCCAAGGGCCGCTATCACTACGTCATGCCTGACATCCAGCCCTATCGGTCGATGATCGACGGCAAGATGGTCAGCAGCCGATCCGAACACAGACGCCACCTCAAGGCCAACAACTGCATTGAGGTAGGCAACGACGACCCCGCCAAGCACATTGCCAAGCCAAAGGTGGATGAAAGCCGCTTTGAGCGTTTGAAGTATGAGGTCAACAATCGCCTCACCAACGCCCAAGCCGACGCAATCATTCGCAAACTGCGGGAACACGCCAATTTCACCAATCCCCACAGGAGAGGATAGATATGGATAACAACAACCCCGCAATGGAAACCGCACGCGAAGAACCGGTAGATGACCGGCGTGCAATGTTGGAGCAAGGTTTTGAGGCTGCCGAAAAAGGCGAGCCGATAGAGGCTGCAATCGGTCGTGACGAACAAGGGCGCTTTGCTTCACGCACCGCAGAACGTGCCGAACCCGCGCAAGAAGCAGAACCGCCTGTATGGCGTCGTCCACCAGCATCGTGGAGAAAGGACTTCCACGACGTTTGGCAGAAAGCCGACCCCAAGATGCAGGAATACGCGTGGCAACGCGAAGAACAGATGCGTGCCGGCGTGGAACCGTTGCTTGCAAAGGCGCAGTTTGCCGACACGATGCAGGAGGCCATTGAGCCGTACTTGCCGACCATTCAAGGCATGGGTTTGACGCCCGAAAAGGCCGTGTCTGCGTTGATGCAGGCCGACTTCACGTTGCGTACCGCGCCGCCGCAGCAGAAAATGCAGTTGTTTGCGCAGTTGGCGCAGTCATACGGCATCAATTTGGGCGCAATGGGCGCAAATCCGCAGGCTGCCCCGCAGAACAGCGTTGACCCGCTGGTGTGGCAGTTGCAAAACGAACTCAACAACGTCCGTGGCGAAGTCATGGGCTGGAAACAGCAGCAAGAAATGCAGCAAAACCAGCAGTTGTTGGGCGAAATTAACCAGTTTTCGTTAAAAGCAGATCATTTTGAAGAAGTCCGGCCAACCATGATCCAACTCCTACAGAGTGGCATGGCAGAAACTTTAGAGCAGGCTTACGACAAGGCGATCCGTCTAAACCCTGACCTGTTTGAGCAAGTGAGCAAGGCCCAACAGGCCGAGCAAGCCGCAAAACAGGCTAAGGAGTACAACCGGGCAGCGAAAGCGGCCCGTGCAGCAGCGGTGAGTGTCAGAAGCGCAACACCAAGCGCCAACACGGCTCCCAAGGCAGCAAACCGTCGCGCACTCTTGGAGGAGGCTTTCTCCGAAACAGAGACGCGTTTGTAATCAACTGATATAGGAGCATTAAAATGGCATTTGCCAATTCCAGTATCAGCGACATCATTGCTACCACAATCCAGAGCCGTAGCGGTGAGTTGGCTGATAACGTGACCAACAACAACGCGTTGTTGCGTCGTCTCAAGGAGCGCGGGAACGTTAAAACGTTCTCGGGCGGTAACGTCATCCTTCAAGAGTTGATGTATACCGATCCGACCACCAACAACACCAACTCGTACAGCGGCTACGAAGTGCTGAATGTTGGACAGAACAGCCCGATTTCGTCGGCGCAGTTCTCCATCACGCAGTACGCTTCCGCCGTGACCATCTCGGGTCTGGAAATGATCCAGAACTCGGGCAAGGAGGCGATCATC